GGTGAATGCGGGCATACACGACGTTGGTGCCCACCAGTGCGCTGGACGCATCCCAATACTGGACGATGGAATTGCGCAGCCGCCCGGACTGCTGCAGCTTGCTGGGCTTCGTCCGGCTTGGAGCCAGGCCCAGCCATTTCGGCCGACCGCCTTGTTCGAAGTTTTCCGCGACGGCGTCCGACATCAGGAACGACACTTCCTTCATAAGGGGCCTGGCGTCGAGCAGCCCCTTTTCCAAGGCCGTAAAGGCTTTCTGTACCGCGTCGAAGGTTACCGTGTACCTGATCATTGGCTTATACTGGGCTCTGCTGCTGTGACGACAGAAAGACGCCGGGCTGTCGCTGGGGCCACCACTAGGTGACCGCTACGTGAGGGACACCCCATAAGGGAAACCGAGCTGGGGAATGGCGCCCCTCCACAGCAGCAGCCCTCATTCCTCTACCAGGCCGCCTTCGATGACTTCGTAGCGCTTGGCCTTCAAATCTCCCACCTGTACCCGCCCGGCCGTGCGAATGGCATTGGCCGTAATGGCTTCCCGGCCGGCCTCGGGGTTGACGCGGGTCGTCCAGTTCACGCGCACCACGGCTTTCTTCGCATCGCGTCCGACCAAGCGCAGCACATACACCAAGGCCGGATCGTCCGTGTCCCACAGCACCGCACGTGCGTTGGCCAGTAGCGCCGGCAGGTTCAGGATGTCTTCCATCGAAAGCGCCGCACCCCGCTTGGACTTGGTCTGCCGCACCAAGTGCAGCAGCTCGGTATCACGCATCGCCAGAGCCGCGCTGACCATGTCGACACCACGCTGCGCGACCGCTTCAATAACCGCCGGGCTGGCCGTGCCCAGGACTCGATAGGTGCTCCTGGCCTGGCCGGCATCCAGGACGCCTTGCGCCCACCGGCGGTACTCGGCCGCCAGCGGCGTCTGCAGCCGGGTATTGGCGGCCATGACACCTGCGGCCAAGTCGGGGCTGCCGTGCTCGACCTTGTCGCCCAAGACCTGGGCCAGGCCATCCCGGCCCCACGACGCCAGGTCTGGACGTCGGCCGAAGCCCGGCCCGGGCACAAACCGAGCTTTCGTCGTCGGGTCGGTGAAAACCTTGGCCGGCCGGCTTGCGTTGCCGACGAGCTGCTCGGCATCGCTCAGGTACTGCTCGCCGTCCAGGACATCCAGCTCGCGCGCGTCGATCATGGCCTGGCTCAACGCCCGGATGCCGCAGCGACACTGGTAGTCGCATGGCGGGTAGTGGCTGTTCCATACGGGGTCGTCGTACCGGAAAACCTTGCCGTGCATCGCAGCGTGGCCCGGCCTGGTCTTGCCGTCCATGACGGCGACGTATTGCCAGAACGGTGCGATATCGACCTGCTGGCTCAACTGGCGGTACTTGCCGGCCATTAGGGCCGACTGCATGTTCGTGCGGAAAATGTTCTTCAGCCGGTAGCCGGGCAGGTTCGCGGCGACTTCGCCGGTCTCCGCGTCCGCGTGCAGCCCACGGCCGAGGCGATGCCAGCCCCGCGTGCGCAGCGTATCCTCCACGCCGGCCTTGAACGACGCATAGGTTTTTCCGTCGTTCAGGCTACGCTGCAGCTCGCCTTTGATGTCCTGCAGGACGTCCAGCCTGGCAATGCCCGTGACTGTGAAGGCACGCTCACGCGCGGCATCCCACGCATCCAGCGCATTGGCACTGAGACGATAGCCCCGGCCTTTGAAGTATTCGATGGCATCGGCCGGGGGGAGTCCGATGGCATAGGCCAGATCCGGCGCGCTAGGCATTGCCCGCGTCCTGGTCGCTGATCTGGCCCCACAGGTCGGCCACAAAGATGGCGCGTGCCAAGCGTTCGTGCAGCGCCGCGTCGTCCATCTCCGGGATGGCCTTGAGCAGCAGCTCGGCGGCCTCTTCGGACGATGCCCCCGCCCGAATGGCTGCCACAACAGGTGCCAGGACCGGGTCCATATCCGCGTCGACCTGGTCGCCAGGCAGCGACTGCACGGCCCGGTCCAGGCGCGCCTGTGCCGCGACCAAGGGGGCAAGGGTCGGGTCGGCGCGCCGGCCCGCCACTGGCGCCGCAAAGGCGACCGGCGTGGGTGCGCCAACGGTTGGCACCGGCGCGGGTGATTTTTCCCACATGCCGCCGTAGGTCTGCTGGACATAGGACAGCGTCGGCCGAAAGCCCGTGGTGCGAGCGACGATCTCGTCGCGCTCGGCGCGGGTCTTCAGGTCTTCCGGCTCCTCCACCTCGCGGAATACACGCGGCGGCTGAGCGTCGGGAAAGTTCCAGGCCGTCAGCCACCGCGCTGGACCAAGGTTGAACGACTCGCACACCAGGTCGGCGTCGGCTTTGATCAGGTCGCGGCGCACGTCCCCCTGCAGCTGGTCATTGCCCAGCCGCCCCGGGGTGCCTTGCGAGCTGGCCGTTTGGCCCAGCACCACCTTGGCCATGGTGTTGTCCATGGTGTCGTGCAGGGACTTGTAGTCCGCTGCACCCGAACGTGCCGCTTCCAGAAGCTCCAGCGTCATCCCTTCCGGGATGATCACGGCCGAATCGGTGCCCATGGCGGCGGCCGCCTGCAGCAACCTGCTCTTGTCGGCTGGGGTAGCAGACTGAGCGTCGTACTTGCCGACGCGCGAAGGCTGGCCGAACTTGTCCAGGAACGTCAGCCAGAATCGGATGCCTTGGCGCTTGAAGAACACCGGCCAGTACAGCCAATGGCCCAGCCCTTGGCCGTACGGTTCATCGTCATTGTCCGCCCCGGTGGCGAAGTGCCAAAAGTATGGGCCTTCAGCGGGCACGCCTTCGAGCATGTCGTTGGGGGTGAGCATGCGCAGTCCGCCTTCGGGATCGAATCGAAAGCGCCGCCGGTTGCGTACCTTGATCTTTTCGATACCGACCAGGCCATCCATGCGTGCATAAATCAGTTCGGATACGGCATAGCCATAAAACACGCCGAACAGCATCAGGCTGGTGACGCGGTCCCAGCCCACGCGGTTCAGCTCGGCCGACAGAGCGTCGGCCGCGCGCTTGTCGACGGCGGCCTCGCTGGCGGGCTCGATCCGCCAGTTGCACTGCGTGACGGCCAGCTGGCGCTGGGCGAAAACGCTCTTCACCTGGGGATCGGAGTAGACCGATTCATACAGCGTCAGATTGCTCTGACTGCGCACGCGCAACACCGAGTCAGTATTGACCAGCAGCGGCCCGACATACCCCCGTGTAATGTCCATGCCATCTGCGATGGTGGCGATCTCGCGGTTCAGTTCGGGGCTGGGCGCCAGCCTGACGTTCTTGCCTTTCTTCGTGGCCACTAGAAGCCTCCAAAATCGGTGCCACCGGCGACTGTGCCGAAGCCGGTGTCGGTGAATCTCGTTGCCCCAGGCACGCCTTCCTGGGCGCCATCGGCCAGGCTGTCACGGGGGCCGGTGGACTGGCTTTCAATCGGCACCACGTCGGTGAGCGTGGCGAACCAGGCCAATGCCAGTGCGATGGCCGTATCGCCATGTCGCTTCAGATCGGGGTCTTTCAGATCGGCCTTGCGGATGGCAGCGACCATCGGAATGCCGTCGATTTCTTCGATGTCGCGCAGGTCCTGCGCCGTGTTGTCGTCTTTGGGGAGGTCGATGACACCGTCTTCGAATGCCTGGATCAGCTTGGGCATCCAGGTGCCATACCAAGCCCGGTTGAGCTTGATTTGCGCCACCTTGTGATGGCCGAACTCATCGGCGGTGTACTCGGCAAGGGTTTCACCCGAGCCGGTCGCATGGCCCACAGGATTTGCTCTTGCTGGCGCGTGGGAACCCGGTGCATTTCCACGATGAACGGGCAATGGCGGGTCAGGTTCAGCCGTACAGCAAGCGGGACGATGGTGGAGAAGTCACGGTGGCGTGCAAAGTCCTGTCCTAGCCCATGACGTTCCTTGGGATTGAGCCTGGCCAGCAAAGGCGCCAGATGCGTATCGATCCAGTCTTGAGCGAAGGATTCCCGCTCCCGGGTGGTGAGCTGCAGGAAGTCGTCACCCAGCGCCAAACGCAACACGGGGCGCTCTTCGCGCATGCTGTTTTCGATCCAGATCGAAGGCAGGCACACGCCACTACCATCGCGCGGGATGGCATCCAGCTCCTCCCGCATGGCGGCCCTACGTACCCCGTAGCTGTTGCGAATCTTGGCGTACCACTTGGCCTTGCCCTCGGCGGTGGCCTGCCAGCGCTTCATCAAGCAGACACGCTCGTATAGCCCATTGCCCACGGCGTCGTCGAACGTAACCCGATACACCGCCGCGTCTTCCCCATATCGGCCGGCCTCGATATCGCGGATTAGGAGGTTGAACGGGTTTCCCTTGCCGTTGTGCGACGAAATGATGGCGATTTCTCCGCCCCAGATCAGAAGCGCCGTGGCCGCGTCGATCACGCCCTGGACGTCAGGGTGAAATGCCGCTTCGTCGATCACCACCTTGCCCTGCAGGCCCCGGATGTTAGCGGGGCGCGACGAAAGCGCCGTGATCTGGAATCCAGAAGCAAAGCGGATGCGATAGCTGGTGATCTGGCGGCTGTGGCCATGCTCGTCCTGGTCTTCGAACAGGAACTCTTCGATTTCGGAGACGCCCTGGCGTTGGGCCTGGGCAATTACCCGAGCAAACTTGGCGCAATAGCCTATGAACTCCAGGCCCTTTTCCTTGGTATCGCCCACATAGAAGATGTTGTCGCCGCCGGCGGACTTGCGCGAGGCAGCCTTGATCGTGTCGTCCAGGGCCTCGCAGAACGTGATGCCCGTGCGCCGGCCCTTCGGCGCCACCTTGATGGCAGCGCGAATCTTGAGCCATTCCACCTGGTGGCGCATCAAGACGCCGTCGGCCAGCGGATTGAAGCCTTCGGGCACTTCCCGCACCGAAGGGGGCAGTTCGTCCCACTCGACGACGCGCAGCGTGCTGCTCAACGGTTTGATGACGACGGCCATCAGACAATCCCCAGGACTTTCTCACGCCAGAACTTGACCTGGTCGGCGTCCATGCCTTGGGCACGTGCGGCTTCCTGCAAGTTCGCATCCTGCTCGCTCAGCAGCTTCTCGCGTGCAGCTCGTTCGACAGCCTGACGTTCCTTGATCGACATGGTTCTGGCTTCCATGGCGGCCTTAGCCGCGCGCGCCAGCTGCGCCACCTCTTTGATCGACACCGCCTTGTCGGTGTCGTGCGCGGCGAGCGCCGCGTTTGCGGCCAGCGTGGTGACGGCCTGCGCCAGCAGGGCGCCGGCCTTGTCACCCACACCTTCGCCCAGCTCGTCGATCATGGCAGCGGCACCGGCCTCGATCTCTCGCATGCGGCCGGTCAGCTCGTCGAAGCTGGTCTTGTATCGGTGCAGGCTGGACCGACTGGGGGGCTCCTCGCCCGGAAACTTGGCGCGCAAGTCGGCGATCAGCTCGTCGAGCGTGAGCCGGTCTTCGCGCAGCAGTCTTTCCAGATGCTGGCGCACTGGCACGGGCAAGCGCTTGATGTTGGATTTTCGGGCCATGACTCACGCTCCAGGGCGCTTCACGCCCGGAACGGTGGCGCGCCCCTTGGCAACGTCCTCACCGCGTTCCAGCAGCGTGGCCACCAGCACGGGCTCCATGTCTTCAACGCTGACCAGCCCTTGCTCCTCCAACCAGCGCAGCTCGGTCTTGACCTGGTCGCGCGTCATTGCATGCCCGTAACCTTCCAGCGCCGAAGCCAATACCGAGCTATTCGCCCGGTATCCAGCCAGCTCGGACAGCAGCCGCAGAATGACCAGCCGTTGGTCATGACGCAGGAAGTCGGCGAACTTGGTTTTGCTCATCGCGTGAATCTCACTTATGTTTCAACAGATAATCGTTGATGCGATCCACGCTACGGGCCAAAGGGGCAATGGCCTCCCGGATTCCCTCCAGGCCGACCTTGACGGCCTTCATATCGCCGGCCAGCTCATTGACCAGCGACTGGTCCGGTAGGTGACGCATCTGCTCTTCCAGAGCGGTGACCCGCTGCTGCAGCGTGCTGACATCTGCGGCATTGGCGGCATCGCGCTTAGCCAGGTAGGCATAGACACCCACGGCCCCGCTCACCAGGTATTGCAGCCAGGAAGAAACGTTCAAATCGAAGCTCATTGGCTTTCTCGCGGTCGATTGACGTGGTCCACGTAGTCGACGAAGCGACCCGCACAGACACCGTAGAGGTCGTACATGCCCTTGAGCGCCATGGCCGCAGCGTCAGGGCTGTTGTCGGTTGGCCGGATCACCGGCGGACACCGCACCTCGTATTCCGCCGGCTGCACGTTGGTCGGCGGCATCGGCGGCGGCGGTAATGAGCCGCATGCTGTCAGCGTCAAAGCTGCACAGCACACGCTCACGGGCAGTCTTGGCGAGCGCATTTTTCAGTTCCTTGGTGGACGTCTTGTCGGCGACTTCAATGCGGGCCAGGGCCTCTCGCATTGCCTTGCTGGCGGCGCGGCTTTGCTGGATATCGTCCGCGACCTGGTTGAGCCTGGTACCGAGGCTCACCACTTCCGTGCGGTCGTGTTCGGCCTGAACGGCCAGCGCGCCGCTGTCGTAGCCGGCGTCATAGCCCAGCAGCAGGGATATCGCTGCAATGACAAGCCCCGCGACTATTGACCAGGCTAGGTTCATGAGCAGACTCCCAGCCCCCAGCCCGCCTGGATATAGGTCGGCTGGTGGCGATACAGGATGCGCTTCGGGTAGTCCCGGTTCTCGCGCCAATTGGCGGCGGAACGGCCGGCATTGACCTGTTCCACCGATCCGAACCAAACCAGCGGGTCGAGCCCCTTACTCGATGCCAGCTTCTTGTCGCGGTTCACCCATCCCAGCCCGCCGTTGTAGGCGGACAGGGCGAAAGCCCAGCGCTGGCATGCGCTGGCGGCTCGGATGCGCTCATAGAGCCACAGGTCGTAGGTCACCAGCGCCCGCATGGCCCAGCTCGGGTTGTAGGGGTCGTTAGAGGCCAGCGCTGGAAACAGACCAGCAATCCACTCGGCCGTGGCGGGCATGAACTGCGCCATGCCTTGGGCACCTACGGGCGACCTAGCATTGCTGCGCCAGCCGCTTTCCTGGTGAATCTGTGCGGCAAACATCGACACCGGCGCGTCCATGCCAACCAGGGCGCGGGCATTGCGGGTCAGTTCGCTGCGGTGTTTCAGAGCAGCCTGGGGAACCTCTGCTGCGGGGACTGGCTGCACCGCGCAGGACGCGATAGCCAGCAGCACCGCGCCGGACCAGGCCCGGCGTAGAAGGCGGCGCATCATTACAGCCCCAGTGCAACGCCGACGACGACCCCGGCCACGATGATGGCGCGGCGCAGTGTGGCCGCAATGAACGCCCAGCGGTAAGTGTCTACGATGGGGTAGTCGACCTGGCTGAACTGCCCTTGATTGCCGCAGCGCCAGTCTGCGACCAGGTAGCCGTCAGGCCGAGCGTACGGGAACAGCGCGCGGTCCAGCCAGTAAGCGGCGACCGCCGCCAGGCTGATGAGCGACAGCTTGTAGATAACCACGGGCAGCTGGGCGGGCGAGACGGCAGCAATGGCTGCCAACAGGCAAACTGCCATCAAGATGAACGTGGTCAGGCGCGGCAGCAGCCGGCGAAACAGCGAGGGAGTCTCGGGGAATACGTGGATTCGGGACATGCGACGCTCCGGTGGTTGATGTCGGTGTACGTTGCCATTCTTGGCGAACCGACCCGGAACGTCTTTTGAACGCGGGCAAAACTCATGGAGCCACCAGAGTGCCCAATGCTATTGGCTAGCTGTCGCGGTGTTGTACAAGGTTCTAATGCCGACGACTGCAGACGAGTGATTCATCGTAAGTCGCACGGACGCATACATGGATAGAACCTTGCTACACGTCCGTTCATCTGTGCCGTCATAGACTATGGCCTTGAGTCCTTCAAGGATGTCCACTGGGCGCGAGTAGATGCCGCGATCTTGTAGCGAGTTCGAAACAAGCGCTACCTGATCCACAATTTTCCTGGCATCCATCCCACCACACGCTTTCGTAGCTTCGGCAAGCGCAGCGTTGGCGCGCTGCACTGAAAGGCTGCCTGGATCCATCTGCCGGCCTTCGTCTATCGAAGCCAGCTTTACAGCCAGAGAATCAGAAGCCTGAGCTGCAAAGCTAAGACTGGAGATGGCGAAAAAGGCTGCGATCAAATGTGGTTTACACACGGAGGACCTCATGAATTGTTGCGGGATAAAAGCCTCGTTACATGATGGCTAAAAAAGTCGGCCAAAAATAAACCCGAGAAATAGTGTGACGGCCAACCAGGGCCATGTAAAGCGTCGCTCTATCGGCGGGGGGCAGGGACGCATCGTGGAGGGAAGGGGCGCTGTAGGTCCATGATCGTGTGCTGATTTCGGAGGCGCCCAATCATGTGCAAACCCAAGGGTGGCCTGCAGCTGTTCTCGAGTGAGCAACTTGAACTGGCTAGTCCCGAAATTTCGGCTGCAGAACAGCTCCACTTCTGTGCGGTTGTCTTTTTCCGCCGATATCCGTAGCACCTTGGATACCAGGCCTCGAAGCAGACTTTCTTCCCGCCGTCCGTTGAGGTGGTTCTTAAGAACCTGCTCAGCCAATTCAAACTGCATTCGCGTTAGATCCTGCACGCTTTTCACACCCAATTTCGCGTGGACGATCCGCCATACATCCCATGGCTCGTCGTCGAACTCTTCCGTGATCGTACGCACCAGGTCGTTGAGGGCTCTTCGCTGCGCGGGCACCAAATCGACGCCAGGGCTTAGTTCCTCCTCCGGTTTGCCGAAATTGAAATTGACGATATCTCCCGCCGTGACCTGGCCCACCTGGCCACGAAAAATCTGTCTCTCCACTGTTTATTTCTTCCTCTTGCTACCGCCCATATGGATGGTTGTTCCCTCTTGTGGGGCGTCGACATATTGCCCAACCTGGCCATGGAATACCTGCTTTACACGCTTGGATGGCGTGGGCACCGACGGGGCATGGCCACCTGACAGCAGCACGGCAAGCGCAGAGTTGCGTACCTGCGGCGGCGCGTCACGATAGTGCTGGAGCAACACCATTTCATCTGCAGTCAGCTCTGGTGCAGCTGCGCCTCGACGCCCTGTTATGACGTAGCCAATGTCTACGCCGATACGGGCGATAGCCGCCAAGTATGCGGTATCTGGCGAGCGTAGGCCCTTCTCATAGTTGATCTGGGCCAACTTCCGAACGCCCCCCACCTCGCCGAGCGCTGCCTGGCTGAGGCTCAGCCGCTCTCGCTCTGCCCGAAGTCGGTCACCTATATCCAAATGAATCCCCAATATTCGACTTGACAGGTATTCATTCGAATACCATAATCAGGTCACACCAGTTAACACAACGCCGTACCAGTTCACACAAACCGGGACGTATCACCATGACCAAAACCCGCAAGCAAGTCCGCGAGGAGCTGCAGCGCAAAGGCATCCCGTTGTCCGCCATTGCCCGGCGGTACAACTTCAACGCCAACCTGCTGTACGCGATCATCAACGACGACGACGTAAACCCGAAGCGCAAATGTCGCTACGGTGAGTCGCACAACATCGCCGTGACGCTCGGCCTGAAAGAGGGTCAGCTGGTCCGCCAGCCTATCGCTGCATGACCGGCTCTACACCCTCACTCTCCGCTCCTGCTCCAGTGGTCGGTGCCTCCGAGTCCTTTACACAACCTGCATTATGCAGGCAGAAAAATTTTTGTGAAGGGCAAAAAACCGACTTTGTTTGGACGCAGTGTTCCCTCATTTGTACTGGGGATTTCTAGAAATGCGCCGAAATTGGAAGTCGGTCTATCCGACCAGCCTGCTGGAAGCCTTGCGCCTGGCCAAGGATTTCGCCCGCGAAAAGCGCAACTTTTCAGTTGAGCGCATCGCCGATCTGATGGGTGTCAGCCATGACGTCCTCTACAAATGGCTGGCCACCGGACGCATGCCGGCCAACATGATTCCTCCTTACGAACACGCTTGCGGATGCACGTTCGTGTCCCGCTGGCTCTCCACGTCGACCGGCAAGCTCGTCATCGACATCCCTGCCGGCAAGGCCGCGACCACTCAGGACATGCACGCACTACAGGCGGTGCTCCATGACGCGGTCGGCAAGCTCCTCGGCTTCTACGACGGTAGCGCGGCGTCAGCAGAGGATGTCCTGGCCGTCGTCCAGCGCGGCCTGGAAGGCTTGGCCTGGCACCGCCAGAACGTCATACAGCACGAATCCCCTCAGCTTGATTTTGGAGCCCCGCAATGAGTCGCACCGCCGTTTGCTCGTCCGCGCAGCGTGTTCTGCGCATTTGGAAGGCCCTGCGTGGGCACACGCTGACCGGCCTGTCCAACCAGGAAATCGCCCAACGGGCCTCGGAATCCCCGGCCAATGTCACCCGGGGGCTGGCCACCCTGATGGCCGAGGGCTTGGTCATCAAGTACGACAACGGTCGCTATGCCCATGGCATCGCCACGCTGCAGATCGCCCAGGCGCACGCCAACCACTGTGACCAGCTCACGACCCGCATGGCCGAAGTCAACCAGCGCATTGCCGCTGGAGCCCAGTAACTAAGGAGTAAGCGCCAAATGGCACGCACAAAGAACATTCCCGCGAAAGACGTCATCGAACCACAGATCGATGGCGACGCTCTGGTCGCCGCACAGGCAGCAGCTGCCGAGCGCAGCGCCTTGGTACTCAAGCAGTTCGGCGATGGTTTGCCCTACGAACGCTCCCGCCTGGTCAACGAGGCAAGGTTCTACATGGCTCAGTCAGCCGAAGCGATGCTTGAGGCTGGCAAGCGCCTGATTCTCATGAAGGAGCATGAGCCGCACGGGGATTTCACTTCCATCGTGGAAGCGCAGCTCGGCATGAGCGTCCGCACGGCGCAGGTGATGATGCAGGCCGCGTTCAAGTACCTGTCTCCGCAACTGGAGTCAAAAGCGCAGGCGCTTGCGCTTTTGGGCAAAACCAAACTGCTCGAACTGGTGACGGAATCTGACGATGAGCTGGCCGCACTGGCTGACGGGGGCACTGTCGCCGGCCTGACCTTGGACGAGATCGACACCATGACGTCGAGGGAGCTGAAGGCCGCGCTGCGCGAAGCCCGCGACGAGGGCAAGGCGAAGGACCAGCTGCTCGCCGACAAGAACACCAAGCTGGACAAGATGCAGGCCGACCTGGGCGGTTTGAAGCGGCGCATCAAGGCGACATCGCCGGACGAACAGGCAGAGCAGCTGCGCCGCGAATTCACCGCCGAAGCGCACGCTGCGGAACACAGCATCCGTCAGGCGCTGAAGGACGGTATCGAAAAACTGCAGCAGCATGCGGCCGAAGCCGGCCAAGCCGATACCTCGCATAACACCTTCATCGCTGCCTCGCTGGCGACCGTCCGCCAGGCTCTGGCCGACCTGCATACCGAGTTCGGCCTGGCCGAGGTTGCGGTATCCGCGGACACGCCCGCCTGGGTGGATGAGGAATAACCATGGGCGCGGTCCTGACCGAAGAACTGTCGGCCGTGGCCCAAGTGTGGCGCGCGGCCCCACATGGCAGCAAGGGCGAGATTCTGGACAGCGCCTGCCAGCGCCTGGGCATCGCCCGCGCAACACTGCATCGCCGGCTGAAGGAGATTGTCGTGACCGAGCCGCGCAAGCGCCGCAGTGATGCCGGCCGAATGGCCCTCTCGCTGGAGGACGCCAAGCTGATCTCCGCCGTACTGATGGAGCATATGCGCAAGAACGGCAAGCAGCTCAAGAGCGTATCCGATGCTGTTGCGATGCTGCGTGCCAATGGTTTGATCGACGCCACGCGCGTGGATGCCGTATCCGGCGAAATCGCCGCGCTTTCCGATTCCGCCATTTTGCGGGCACTACGCCAGTACCGTCTGCATCCCGACCAGCTGCTTGCGCCTGCGCCGGCCACCAGCATGCGCAGCCTGTACCCCAACCATGTCTGGCAGATCGACGCATCGCGGTGCGTGCTGTACTACCTGCCGCGCCAAGGTAAGGACAATGGGCTGCGCATCGCTGATCATCGTGAGTTCTACAAGAACAAGCCTGCCAACCTGGTTAAGGCGGTGAACGACGCGCTGTGGCGCTACGTCATCACCGACCACACCAGTAGCGCAACCTACGCCGACTACGTCACGGGCGGCGAAACGGGCGAGAACCTGGCCGACGTATTCATCCGCGCGATGTGCCAGCGCGCTGGCGAGGCGATGTATGGCGTGCCCGCGATGGTGATGCTGGACCCGGGTAGCGCGAACACGGGTGCCATCTTCCGAAACCTGTGCCAGGCGCTACGCGTGCGGGTGCAGATCAACCAGCCGGGCAACCCGCGCGCAAAGGGCCAAGTCGAAAAGGCCCAGGACCTGGTCGAGCGCTCATTCGAGTCCACGCTGAAGCTGCTGGCCTCGGACCAGGTCGACACGCTGGAGAAAATCAACGCACTGTGCGCCAGGTGGCGCCGCTGGTTCAACGGCACCCATATCCATACACGGCATGGCATGACGCGCGATGCAGCCTGGCTGCACATCACATCAGACCAGCTCATCATTCCGCCATCGGCCGAGATCATGCGCGAACTGGCTCTGTCCGATCCGGTCTCGCGCGTGGTGACCACCATGCTGCGTGTGAACTTCGAAGGCGCCGAATACAACGCGGCCAATGTTCCCGGCGTCTGCGTGGGCGAGAAGCTGATGGTGTGCCGCAACCCCTGGCGCGACGACAGCATCAACGCTATTGGGGCGGGCAAGGACGGCCACGTGGTTTACCACATCCTGGAGCGAGTCGTTCTCGACGAGTTTGGCCAGGTGGCTGAAGCGCCGGTCATCGGGGAGTCCTACCAGCGCCATGCCGACACGCCAGTGCAGAGCAATCTCAAGGAACTGGAACTGCTTGCCACTGGTGCCCACAACCTGGAGCAGGCGGCTGCGGCCCGCAAGGCCAAGGCCGTTCCATTCGGCGGGCAGATCGACCCCTTCAAACACATCGATGACACCCGGGTCCCCAGCGCAATGCCGCGCCGAGGCACTGCGCATGAGTTGACAGCGCCAATCGTGCAGCTGCCGCCGCTGACCCACATTCAGGCTGCCAAGCAGCTCAAGGGTCGATTCCCTGACTGGTCGAGCGCGCATTACAGCTGGCTGCAGGGCCGCTACCCCGAGGGCATTCCGGCCGACGACCTCGACCAGGTCGCCGCCGAACTTTCCGCCGCGATGCGGCCGACCCAAGCACCCACGCGCACGCTGCGCGTCGCCTAAAGGAGGGGCGATGTTAAAGCTCAAAAAAATCTTGGCAGACCTGCACGTCGAGCAGGCTGAGCTGGCCGAGCAGATGGCCTACAGCCAGGCCACGATCTCGCAGCTGGTGAACCACAGCGTTTGGCCCAAACGGGCAGCGCGCTGGGGGCTGCGTGAACGCATATTGAAGTTCTTGAAGGAGCGCGGCGCGAACGATGACCAGGTCGCGACCGCATTTGAAGAATGGACTCCGACGCGCGGCAACGCGTCGGAGTCCGGTTCGCACACGCCCACGGGCGGCACGGAGGATGAAGCAATGTCGATTCGCAAACAGATTCTACACCCCAACACTCGTCGGCATTTCAAGCTGCCGGGTGACCCGTTCGAAGAGGTCGCCAGCGCCGAAGAGTTCTACCAGAACGAGCACATCCGGTTCACCAGGGCGGCGATGCTTGATGCCGCCAAGCGTGGCGGCTTCCTGGCGGTGGTCGGTGAGTCCGGCTCGGGTAAGACGACGATGCGCCGCGATCTGCAGGAACGTATCGAGCGCGAGAGCATCCAGGTCCAAGTCATTCGCCCCTACGTCGTGGCCATGGAGGACAACGACGACAAGGGAAAGACGTTGAAAGCGACCCATATCGCCGAAGCAATCATGGCAGCGGTGGCCCCGCATGAAGTGCTGAAGACCAGCTCGGAGGCACGCTTCCGCCAGGTCGAGAAAGCGCTCAAGGAGTCCTATCGCACCGGCATGCGCCATGTTGTTTTGATCGAAGAGGCACATGCTATGCCACTGGCCACGCTGCGCCACCTCAAGCGATTCATCGAACTGGAAGATGGTTTCACCCGCCTGCTGTCCGTAATCCTCATCGGACAGACCGAGCTGGCCATAAAGCTCAACCCGAAAAACGCCACTGTCCGGGAAGTGGTGCAGCGCTGCGAGCTGATTACGCTGCCGCCCCTGGGACAGTACCTGGAGGATTACCTCAAGTTCCGCTTCGCTCGCCTTGGCGTGCAGCTGGACCAGATGGTCACCTTGGACGGCGTTCAAGCCATTCGCAGCCGTCTGCAGCCCGAGGCGCCGCGTGGCCACGAAGAACGGTCTTTCCTGTACCCGCTGGCCGTCCACAACCTGCTCACCGCTGCCATGAACCTGGCGGCGGAAAACGGAGCCCCGGCCGTCAGCGCCGACATCGTCATGGAGGCGAAATGGAACTGATCATCTGCGATGACATCCAGGCCGTCTCCAGCGTCTTTCATCAGCCGCGGATTCTCACGCACGACCTGGTCGGCAGGTTGGCTGAATGCAATGCCGCAGCACGCGCTCTGCGCGCCATGGGATACCGCGTTGTTGAAGAGGATGCGGCACCGAACGATGGTGGCAAGCCAGTGCTGCTCCTCGACCTCAATCAGCAACCTGTAGAGCGGCTTCTCAACCAGTGCGATGCCTCGACTCGTCTGGTCGCTGCGGGGCGCATCACCGGCTTGTTCCAGGGCGTTCGGATCATTGTGGAGTGGACGTCATGCTGAAACCTCGCATGCAGCCCGCTCTCAGGGGCTTTCTGACGTGCTGGACGTGTGCGGCAACATGCGCGGACTTCGATGTCGTGGTCTCGGCCAACCCTTGCATGCTCCAGTGTCGCAAGTGCGCAAGCGAGGCGCGGCAGAAACTCGTAGCTGGCCGCCTCCGTGCGAACGACTCTGCCGTGGTGTTGGAGGCAGCCTGATGCCGATGCCCACCTTCCATTGCCCGGCGTGCCGGAATCCGCTGACTGCCGAGACGGTATTCGCCAACGAGGCCGTCCGGGAGGCAATCCTGCACCTGATCGAAGCCCATCCTGACGCGGCCAAGCTGCTGCGGCCGCTGATGAGCTACATCGGTCTGTTCGCGCCCGAGAAGACTGCGATGCGCTACGAGCGGATCGCAGCCTTGTTGGGCGAGGTAGTGCCGATGATTCGCGCGGGCGAGGTCTGCCGCAACAGGCGTACCTGGCCAGCCCCGTTGGCTTACTGGCGCCAGGGGCTGGAGGAAGTCGTGGCACGCGGACATTCCGGGGCGTTGCGCCGTCCCCTGGGCACCCATGGTTACCTGTTGGAGATCGTTGCAGGCCTGGCCAGCAAGGACGACGCCAAGCGGGAAGCCGTGGTCGAGCAACAGCGTGCAGGTGTTTCCGGCGTCGGTACGGCGCCAGAACGGGCCGCACAGGCCGTTACCACGTCAGACCTGCGCCCACCTATGCCTACTGACGTACGGGCGCAGCTGCTGGCCGCTGCAGGTTCCAAGAAGGTTGTCACCAGTCCTACCCCCTCCCACTCCAAGGAGTCGTCATGAGCTACACCCGTACCGCCCCTCCGGGCTACAAGGCAGACGGCCAGGGTCGCCTGACCCCACTCACTGCTATCAAACCGATTGACCTCTTGCGTGATGACCTGGTCACCAAGATCGTCGAGGAGGCCAAGGAGGAGTCCCTGCGCTTGGCCGAATTTAAGGCCAACGCCTTCAAGGACATTGCAGCTTTCGTAGACATTTCGGCCGAGCAGTATGGCGTGTCGTTGGGTGGCCGCAAGGGCAATCTGACGCTGTACTCGTTCGACCAACGCTACAAGCTCATTCGTGCCATGGATGAAACCCTGGTTTTTGATGAGAGGTTGCAGGTGGCGAAGGCGCTGATCGACCAGTGCTTGGTTGACTGGACAGCGGATGCTCGGCCGGAGCTGAAGGCCATCATCGACCGTGCCTTCGAAGTCGACAAGGCCGGCAACATCAATACCGACCGGGTGCTGGCGCTGCGTCGCATCCAATCGACTGATGAGCGCTGGATTCAAGCCATGCAGGCCATTAGCGATTCCACCATGCCGGCGGGCAGCAAATCTTACATCCGCGCGTACGAGCGCGTCGGCATGACGGACCGTTACGAGCAAATACCGCTCGGGGTGGCGAACGTTTAGGACCCGGCCTACTGCCAGCCATCGGCAGGCGCACGCGGGCAAACGTGCGCGGTTCAGGACCCGACGCCGGGTAGGGGGATGGCCCCGGCAACACTCAACTTTCACAGGAAATTGATCACATGAGCCTCACCAAGAAAGACCTCATCGCTACGCTGTCCTACGAGACCGGCTTCTCCCGCAGGGATACCGAGAACATGGTGGACGTCCTGACCTCGACCATCAGCGAGCAGCTGATCGCGGGCGAGGAGTTCACCCTGCCGGGCGTCGGCAAGTTTTCCACCTCGCAGCGTGCGGCTCGCACCGGCCGTAACCCCCAGACGGGCGAGCCTGTCGAAATTGCCGCGTCCGTGGCCGTGAAGTTCAGCGCCTCCAAGACCTTGAAGGACCAGGTCAACGCCTGATCTCAATCCGTGCGAAACCGCCCTCCGGGGCGGTCTGCCGGGCGTGGTGGCCGGGCACTGATGAGCAGCCATACCAATAACTTTCGAGGCTTCAGCATGCGGAAAATTCACGAACACAAGGTCGATAGCTTCAACGAGCTGCTCGACGTCCATGCGAACGACGAGCGCACCGCAGGCGGTGCGGCGTATCACTACGTAATCGAAGTGCCTGGCGCGCCTGACACCAACATCATTTTTCAGAATGGCGACCCCAAGCTGGTCGGCCCCAGGGGTATCACCATGGAGGCGCTGCTGGCTGTCCTGGCCGACCGCCTGCGCGGGTTCCAGGGCGGAGCGTTTCCGTGCCATGAGAATGCCAATGCCCTGCTGCATGTGGAAGCTGCACTGGCAGCACTCAAATGGCGGATTCTGCGACTCAGCACCGACCGGCAACCCGCCGATGCGGCATGCCCGAATTGTTAGAAGCGAAACCGCCCATGAGGCGGTCTGCCCACCGTGGTGGCTGGGTACTGATGAGCAGCACCAACAATAGGAGATGATCGTGTCGAGAACTGAACAGGCCCTGGAACTGGTGCGCGCACGCCCTGGCATCCGTTCCGTTGAAATCGAAGAAGAACTTGGTATCAGTGGCGCCACTACCGTTCTGGCCAGTGCGGTCCAGAAGGGCCTGGTGCGCGCAGAGCGGGTGCAAGCGCCCAGTGGCCGCTGGGTAGCTGCTTTCTATCCTGCCGACCAGGAGCGTACCGACGACCGCGATATCAGCGTGCCGCGCCAGGTTCGCACGGCCGTTCCAAGCGCAACGGCCGAAGGCTTGGTAGCCGCTCTGTTCACCAATGGCGACTTGGTCCTGGAGGTCGGTCGCAGATCGATACGGTTGAATGCTGACCAAACTCGACGCCTGGTGCAGTACCTGGATCGGATCAACGTCGACCAGATCATGGCCGGCGTCAGCAAGTAGAAACATGGCTGCAATCTCTCCAATCGTCCGCCTTAAGAGGCTTGCCCACGTGGCCAAGCGCGAGTTGGGCATGGACGACGATTCCTACCGCGATGCCTTGTACGGGGCCACGGGCAAGCGCTCGACGTCCGCAATGTCCGTGGCAGAGCTGGAGGCGGTCATGTCGCATATGAAACGCTGCGGCTTCAAGGTTCGGTTGAACCCGAAGCCAAGCCGCCCCTTGGACCTGCAGGCAGAAAGCCGCAAGATTCGTGCGCTTTGGATACTGCTGCGCGACCTGGGCGCGATCCAAAACCCCTCTGAGGAGGCCTTGGGTGCCTACATCAAGCGCATGACCGGCGTTGACGCCCTGCAGTGGATCAACGGCCAGCAGGCCGAAAGGGTGATTGAGGGCCTGAAAAAGTGGGCACTGCGGTTCCTGCCAGCGCAGGTGAGCGCGATGGCGGACGACTTAGGGCCGCGCATCAGCAGCTTGGACCCGGTCAACCAGGCTGCGGTGCGCGCCACGTTAAACCGAGCCTTTGCTCGCCAAACCTTTGACCCGATGTTGAAGGCCTGGACTCTCTTGAGCCAGGTTTCCACAGCAGGAGAATAGGATGGAACGCCCGAATAGCCGCATGAGCCTGGTCCGTCACGAACTGTTTTCGGATATCGTCACGCACGTTGAGGCATTGCTCAAAGACCTGGGGCTGCCGGCAGCGGTAGCCGATCAGGCGGCGGTTTCTGTGGCTGATTTTCTGGCTGACCATTGGGGCGGGCAGTACGTGGTCATCCCGAAGGACTACCAGTTTAGGGTCGCACAACGCGACCTGGAGATGTACCGCAGCCACAAGGGCGATTTCTCGGCCACGGCCCGCCAATGGGGCATGACCGAGCGAGGCGCGCGCAAGGTCATAGAACGCGTCACGAAACGCCTTATCGCGGAAAACCAGGGCCGTCTTTTCGACGAATTGGTGTAACCCTGACGCCAAACTGCTTTTTCACGATTCGCAACTCTTTTTCCAAGCCGTCCAACTAAATCCCGGAATTTCCGACCAAATCCCGGATTTATCTCAGTCTTTCCCCTGTAGTTATCTCACTTCTCTTCAGCAAGCTGGCCTTGATCGAACGCTGGTAGCCATACCAGCACCACGAATCGGACAGGCACGAGCCGATGTATTCCTTGTCGAACAGGTTGGAGACGTTCAACGCCACCTGCATGCCCTTGAGTGCGGGGCTGGCCCGGCCCAGGTCGTAGTCGAGCATCATGTCCACCAGCGTCACCGATGGCACCTTGAGCGTGTTGGTTTCGTTGGCGTACGAACTGCCGATGTAGCGCACCCCCGCGCCCATGCCCAGGCCGGCCAGCGGGCCCTCCTGCAGTTGATAGCGGGCCCAGGCCGACGCCTGGTGCGCCGGCACGGCCACCGGCTTCTTGCCCTTGAGGTCCAACCCGGTCGTGTTTGGATAGGCCTTCTCGTATTCGTTGTCGAGGTACGAATAGGCGGCGATCAGGCTCAGGCCGCGCAGCGGTTCGGTCTTGGCCTCCAGTTCGATGCCGCGGGTGCGCACTTCGCCGGCCTGTATCGAGCAGCGCGAAACGCCGCACATATGGGTGGGATCCGGGTCGGTGGTGGGCAGGTTCTTGCGCCGGATGTCGAAGGCCGCCAGCGTGAGCAGCGTGGCCGAGCCCGGCGGCTGGTATTTCACGCCGACCTCATACTGCTTGCCTTCGGTCGGCTTGAACGGCGTGTTGTTCCAGCCCGTGCCGGTCTGCGGCTCGAACGACTCCGAGTAGCTGGCGTACGGCGCCACGCCGTTGTCGAAGTTGTAGATCGCCCCGACCCGGCCGGTGAACGCCTCGGCGGCGAGCGCCGAGCTGCTGTGCGAGCCGTTGGCCAGGTTGTCGGTGCCGGTGTGGGTGCGCGACCAGTCGTAGCGCCCGCCCAGCAGCAACGACAGGCGATCCAGCCTGATCTGGTCCTGCAGGTAGAGGCCGGTCTGGTAGTTGTACTGGGTCTGATCGGACGTAAACGGCGGCCGCTCGATACCCATGTGATAGTCCGGATCGAACACGTCGAGCGGCGGCGCGCTGCCATAGCCCGACAAGGTGTCGGTCTGCACGCGCTGGTAGTCGAACCCCACCAGCACCGTATGCGCCAGCGCCCCGGTATCGAAGCGCGCCTGCAGGTTGTTGTCGATCGTGAACGCATCCACGTCCACGTCGCTGATGGCCAGGCCGCGCTGCGAGTAGCGGTAGTCCTTGTCGAGATAGCCGTAATTGTTGTTGCTGGCGCCGTAGATGCTGCGATAGACGCCCTCGGCATGCTGGAAACGCAGGTTCTGCGAGGCCTTGAAGGTATCGTTGAAGCGATGCTCCAGTTGATAGCCCAGCGAATAGCTGCGGCGGTCGCTCTTTTCGAAATCGGCGTCGCCGTCGTAGTGGTTCGGGCCCAGCCGCCTGCCGTCGGGCGCCGACAGCAGCGTGCGCATGGCCGAGATCGATCCGTACGAACCCATGTCGGGGTCGCGCTGGAAGTTGGTCAGCACGGTCAGCGTGGTATCCGCGCTGGGCCGCCACGTGAACGACGGCGAGACGAAGTAGCGGCGCTCCCTGGTGTGATCCACCTGGCCATCGGACATATAGGCCGCGCCGGTTACCCGGTACAGGAAGCGCCGGTCCTCGTCCACCGGACCGGAAAAATCCATGTTGACCCGCCGGAAATCGAAATTGCCCGCCTGCACTTCGATCTCGCGCAAAGGCTCGTCCAGGGGACGCTTGCTGACCTGGTTGACCACGCCGCCCGGGCCGCCCTGGCCATACAGCACGGAAGACGGCCCCTTGAGCACATCGACCCGTTCGAGCCGGTAGGCGTCGACCTGGGGCAAGGCGTCCCGGCCGCCGAACACGCGCATGCCGTCCAGATAGGTGGCGGCGGAGAAACCGCGCACGCTGAACTGGTCCAGCCGCGTCGCGGTCGCGCCGCGCGTCTCGGTCGCCACGCCGGCGGTATAGCGCAGCACCTGGTTCAGCGTCTGGGCGCCCTGCTCGGTTATCTGGTCGCGAGTCACCACCGAAATCGATTGCGGCGTTTCGATCAGCGGCGTATCGGTCTTGGTGCCGCTCAGGCTGGCACTGGCGACATAGCCGACCGTGGGCGCCAGCGCGCCCTCCAGGCCCAGCACCGTCACCGGCGCCAGCGTCTGCGCATCGCCGCCGCGCGGCAGCGCCGCCAGCGACCAGTTGTTGCCGCCGCCGGCGCGCGCCTGCAGGCCCGAGCCGGCCAGCAGCGCCGCGAACCCGTCACGCACGCCGTACACGCCCTGCAGGCCCGCCGTGCTGCGCCCCTGCACCAGGGCCGGGTCGAACGACAGCACCACGCCGGCACGGCGCGCGAAGCGGGTCAGTGCGTCGGCCAGCGGTCCGGCCGCGATTTCATAATGCTGGGCGCTGGCGGCGGGCGCCTGCGCGCGGGCGGTGTCCGCGCTACCGACCGCGACGGCGCACAAGGCGGCCGCAAGTACGCATGGCGACAGGCGCCAGGACGGATGCTTCTGACTGCGAGAAAACACGGGAACTCTCCTATGCGTTAGCTTCTTCCATGAGCTATTCCGCGCGGGAAAGCCGAATCTGCAAGGACGGCGGCGATTGTTTTGTAACCGCGCTCAGGCCGCGCGCGGCGTCACGCTGAGCCAGTAAGCGGTGTGGCGACGGATCTCGATGGGCAGGCTCTGGCGCACGGCGGCCAACGCGCGCTCGGCGTCGTCGAGCGGAAACACGCCCGACAGGCGCAGCCCGGCCACCGCCGGGTCGACCCGGATGACACCGAGCCGGTAGCGCGCCAATTGCGCCGCCAGGCGATCCAGCCGCCAGCCATGCACCACCAGCAGGCCATCCTCCCAGGCGCTTTCGTCGGCAGCGACGCGGCCGCGCCGCGGCACGCCTGCGCCATCGAGGCGCAGCGACTCGCCCGCCTCGCCGCGGTGCCATGGCGCGTGCGGCGCACTGGCTACCTGCACGCTGCCCGCATACACGCCGATGCGCGCCGAACCGCCCGCGCGGCACACGCCGAAGCGCGCCTGCTCGGCCAATGCCATGCCGTACCCGGTATCGACCTGCAGCGCCGGCTGGGCCGCGCCACTGTGCACATCCACCAGCATTTCGCCACGCAACAGCGCTATGGCGCGCCGCGTCGCGTCGATACGCAGGCGGACCGCGCTGTCGCTG